AAATAATACAGGTTCACAAGGCACACCACAATTAATGTTAGTTGATAGTAATGATTCAGGAAAACAATCTGAAATTAGATTTGATAGTGGTAACCTAATCTTTGACTATTGGGGTGGTACTTCTCGTTCAGAAAGAATGCGTATTTCCTCAAGTGGTTTAGCAACTTTTAAAAACAACATAGAATTAGATTCTACAACTCCAACTCTAAGTTTAGAGGGTAGAAACTCTGGTAATTCTGGAGCAGTAATTCAATTCTTAGGTTGGAATGGAGTATATAAAAATTGGAGGATAACAACTGCAACCGCAGGTGCAGGTACTTTAAATTTTAGAGTTTCAAGTTCAGGAGGTGGAGATTCAGGTTGGGCAACTGTTGGTACAATTGATGAAAGTACAGGTGCTTATACTGCAAGTTCAGATATTAATAGAAAAAAAGATTTAGAAGATTCTGAAATTGGTTTAAAAGAAGTTATGGAATTACAACCTAAACTTTATAGAATGAAAGAAGATGATAAAGATTCAAATAAACATTTAGGATTTATTGCTCAAGAAGTTGAAAAAGTTTTACCTCAAGCATATTTAGAGCAAGGAGAAGATGATGACAAATTTATAGGTTTAACTGAAATGCCAATAATAGCAGCTTTAACAAAAGCAATACAAGAACTAAAAGCAGAAGTAGATTTATTAAAGCAAGAATGTAAATGTAAATAATATGAAAAAAGTAAACAAAGTAGAAGTATTACAAGACAACAAAGTAAAGGTTTGGTATTCTAACCATACTATGGAGGGTAAAATAACTGTAAGCTATTCTGAAGGTCAAGACTTAATTGTAAAAGGAGACACAGAAAAAGCTGAGCTATATGATCTTACTAAATTTACTGAAGAGTTATGGTCTAGTAAAAAAGTAGTTAAAAAGAAGAAAAAATAATATATTTACTATTCACTTTAAAAAATAATAAAATGTCTAAAATTAAAAAAGAAGAATTAGAAGTATTACACAAACAAGAGAATGCTAAAGTAGAAATCCAAAATAGAATTGGTATGCTGCAGATAGAAATTCACTCGTTGTCTCACGCACATTTAGGGGTTCAAGAAGAACAAAACAAAACTAAACAAGAACTAGAAGAGTCTTACGGAAAAATTAATATTGATCTTAAAGACGGTTCTTACGAAGTAATAGAAGAAGAAAAAGAATAATGAATTTTACAGATTTGAAAATATATTTTTATAATACAATAGCGTTAGGAGTTTCTATGTTGGAGGTAGAGTTAGGTTTAAAAATTATATTGCTTATCTGTACTATAGGCTACACTATAAGTAGATGGATACATAATGAGAAAAATAGATAAAATAATAATACACTGTTCTGCAACTCCAGAGTTTAAAGACTTTGATGTAAAAGATATAAGAGACTGGCACGTTAACGGAAACGGTTGGTCTGACGTGGGTTATCATTATGTTATTAAACTAAACGGAGAAGTCCAACTAGGTAGACCTGAACAAAAAATAGGAGCTCACGTAAAAGGCAAAAACAGAAGTTCTGTTGGCGTTTGTTATATTGGCGGTATGGATAAAAATATGGAAAATTGGTTAGATACTAGAACCGATGCACAGAAAGCATCTTTGTTAACCTTAATAAAAGAGCTGCAGCAAAAATATCCTGGTTCTATAGTTTACGGTCACAAAGATTTTACTAGTAAAAAAGCCTGTCCAAGTTTTGATGCTAAAGAAGAATATAAAGATTTAACGAATGAATGAAATAAGCGAGGAAAGTAAATTTGAAATAAGTATAAAAACTTTAATAGGGATAGGAGTAGCTTTGTCTACGCTTATAGGTATGTGGTTTGCTCTACAAGCCGATATTCAAGAAGCAAAAGAATTGCCTGAACCTGAAATATCTAGGACTGAGTACGACTTAAAAGACCGTTTAATTAGAGAGACTATAATGAATACAGGAAAGAAAGTAGAAGAAAACTCAGAGTCGTTAAAGAAAATAGACGACAAGTTGTTTGAAATAATAAATAAATGAAAAAACTATTATGTGCAATATTTGTATTGGCTGCGGTTTATGTTAACGCTCAAGAAGTAACTGTTTTTCAGATTAACGCTAAATGGAATCAGGACAACAATTACGATACTAGAGGATTAAAAAACTGTATTATAAAATTTGGTTATTTAAAAAACCAACCTAAAGACATTCAGCAAAGTATTACTGCTCTTCCTGTTTTAGTTATACAAGACAAAAAAGGTAGAACTCGTATGCAGTATATAGGAGATATTAGTCTTCAAATAAAAGTCTCTAAAGAAGAAATCCAGGCTACTATAGACAAAATAAATCAGTTATGAAAAAAAAATTCAAGGATACAAAAGTAGGTAAGTTCCTTATTGGTAAAGGTGGCGTATTCAGCTCACTAACTGACAGCATTCCAGACAAAGGATTATTAGGACTTGTAAAGAACTTAATTGACAAAGACGATACTCTACCACCAAAAGACAAAGAAACTGCCTTAAAGCTACTAGAAATGGACAATAACGAGTTAGTAGAGATTACTAAAAGGTGGCAGTCAGATAATAATTCAGATTCTAGTTTAGCTAAAAACGTAAGACCTTTATCGTTAATTTTTTTAACTATTTCTTTAATAGTGTTTATACTACTAGACGGATTCGATATAAACTTTGGAGTAGATTCAGGATGGGTAGATTTACTCAAGTCACTTCTTATAACAGTTTATGTAGCTTATTTTGGTTCTAGAGGAGCTGAAAAATTCAAAAATATTAGCAAATAATTATTATATTAGTATAAGACTTATATTAATATATGTTTATA